GTAATGGTTCCAGAAGATCGGTTAACAGCAGCAACGACCCATTCGTCATCAGAGCCATCAGAAGTACGGATAGAACCACCAGAAGCAGCAGAATAGATTACGTGAACCTGATCTACTTCAACGTTAGTGATTTCCTCTGCATCCTTCATAACAACATCGAAAGTAGATGCGTTTTCAGCAGGCTCTGCATTCACCTGACCGAGATATGCATCAGAAGTTCTGGTAAGGTTAACTGCAAGAGATCTTGTGACAGAGTTAATAATACCGTCAATCTCAAGAGTAGCCGCTTCCATCCAGGCGTTAGCATCACCCTCAGAAGCAAGCATAGTCTCGTTGTCCAACGTCGCTATACCATAATCCTTAACACGAGTTAGAACGAAGTCCTTAACAAGTGAGCTGGTTGCGGTACTACGAGTTTGAGCATTCGAGAAAGTCTTTGAACGCCCTTGCGGGTTACCATGAACAATGGGAATAGGAAGGTTACGGCCACCAAATCGCTCGTACTTGGGAACCATAGCTAAAAATGGATTGTCCTTGTAAACCATGTCCTCGACACGGTCAGCAGTATAATGCTGCTTCAACGCAGCATCAAATTCGGTAAGTCCTAGACCTGAAGCCATTTCACACCTCAATAGCAAATAGTTAAAATTCCAACGATTTTACCCGCTTATGCTATCTCTATGCGGAAATGGCCGATTATCTTTTGGCCTTAAGCTTGGTTTCTTTTTTGTTCCCAAGCTTTCTTTAACAACTCAACTGACCTCTGCTTGCTCTCTTCATCTGATAAAAACACATTCTTATCGGATGAGGCGGCGGTAGAGGTCACAACGGAGTTGCTTAATGTTTTAGGCGTTTCTCTCTCACCTACTTGAGGAAATCTCGGTTTTGGAGCTTCCTGCTCAGACTCGCTAAGAGCTTCTCCCTGAGCTATTTGACTGAACTTTGACTTGAACTTATTTGTTTTCGAAGCTAGTTCAAGGCGGTTCTCAAGGTATTTTTCAACCTCAGCGGCTGCCTTGTCAACCTCTATTATAACATTATTTTGGTGATAGTAATGCTCTATTAAATCGTAAACCATATCATGTTCATCAAAATGGTTTATTAACTCAAAATCTTCGTTCTTTTCGTTAATAAATTCTTTGATCTGACTTTTATATTCTTTGATCTTAGCTGACTGCTCTTCAGCCTTTTGCTTACGCTCTCTTTCCTCAGCTGCCTGCTTCTTTTCCTCTTCCATCTTGTCTATACGCTTTTGCAGCTCCTCAAGACGGCTCTCGGTAGGCTTCTTTTTGTCATTCAAAACAAAGTCGGCGAGATCATTAAATTTCCAGCCGTGCTTTTCCAAAAACTTGACAGGATCTGTGGATAAAAGCGTCTTATCCTGGTTGAAACCATCATAATCAGAAAGCTTTTGTTTTAGTTCCTGTTCCCGCTGCTGTAAGAGCTTTTCCTTGCGAGTTAAAGCGTTAAATCCCCTCGCGTAATCAATTTCCTGCTGAGACTGCTTAGGCTCCTGTGCGGCCTGTGGCGCTTCCTCATTAGCTTGGGGGACCTCTGCTGGCTGCTCTGACATATTATCCGCAATTTGCGCAACTTCACTCTCTGCCACAAAAAACTCCTAAATCATTGGTTGTTCTGGCAACGCCATTTCCTCTGGCATCGCTGCCCCTGGTAACTGTCCTTGTAATTCAACCGGCGGCTCTGCTGGTGCTTGAGCTGCCTGCTGTTCTTGCTGCTGGCGCATCTGCTCTTCCTGCATTCTCCTCTGGACCTCAGCATCTCGACGAATTATTAACTGATCCACATCAGACATAAAGCGCCTTAGAAGCTCTAAGCGGTCCTCTTCCATCTCATCCATTTTGCCTGCTGCATAAACAGCCTGCGCGTGCTGCCTTGCGTAATCTAGGTTCAAGAAAGGCTCTGGAACAATATATTTGTTATCCCTGAGCATATTCTCAACAATCCTCTCGATAACTCTTCTATGAGCAAGCTTCAGATTGTTCATCTTCACAGTATCTGGGAAGTCTAAAAGCTCCCTAGCTTCATCCTGATCAAATAAACCTGCCTCAATAAGCTCGCTAGCAAACGCAAGTTTACCCGCTGGCTCTTTCGGCAATAACTGAGAAGGTCTTGGAGCTACTACAAGCTTGGAGTCTTCCACATCCACATCGGAAAACCTAAGAGTTTTCATAGAAGTCCCATCTTTGAACTTCACAATGGGATCTTTACCTTCCCTAACAAGCTTACGACAGCGCTTGCGGATCATCTCAGCGGCTTCAATGAACCAATCCTCATACATGTTTTCTTGAACACTGAAACGCTCTGTTTCTGTGTCTTTGTACTCTCGTAGAGCAACAGCACTATTCAAGCCAGCTGGCTTCTGAGAAGTTGCCGTTAACATGCTGATACCAGTCAGCTCGTAGGCTCTTTGATAAAGCCTTTCAAGATGCTGGTAAACTTCTCCATTCATAGCTTGCGGAGTCATAAAAATAGGAGGTCTACCAGTATAATATTTAACGCCACCAATAGCGTTATTGATCTTTTTCTTAACCGTCTTTGCTTGATACTCAAGCCAGACTTGAGGAACAGCCATTAGGTGTTGTGCAATCTGAATATTTCTCAATAGATGATTAATCTCTAACTGAATACCCAAAAGCTCTTCAGCTAAGCCCATGCCATAGAATCCTAAAAGCCTCGGATTCCAACGCATGAATAAAAACGGGAAGAAATCATCTTCGTAATCATCAATCGGAGATAAATCACAGTTTCTAACAGAAATAAGATGCTTGCCATCACCAGCAGTCGGACCACTTGCCAAATGCCAAGACTCTAAAACCTCCACCATGTCGGCTGTGGTTTCAAAAATCCCCACCGACTCATCAACAGCCGGAAGCTCTCTAATCTTTTGCGCCTTCTTGGGATATAGATCTAGGAGAATTTCCCTAGCTACGTATCTAATACGGTGAAGCTGTCTTGGCTTGCGATACATACCCTCGGTCTCATCAACAAGGATCTCCTCGCAAATATTTCTTTCAGCTTTGACCTGGTCCTCATGATCGAAGAAATTAACGGCACCAGTGCCAAAGACGCAACTATCCCTAAAACACTGACGGGCAAGGCCATACATTGACCGATCTTCACCCGTCCCCGTCCCTATCTGCTCAAACATCCCAAGGATAAACTGATTCATCCGCTTAGCTCTAAACTGCTGATCGGTAGAACCGTTTTCCGTTGAATACACCGGCCTTGGCTTGTTCTGAGCTATCTTGGCCGTTGCTGCATCCACACAGCTTTTTATAACATTGTAGGTAACACGAGACTTTTGGTAGGCCAAAGGATCTGTAACCCTTGCATACTGACCAGCTTTTAGCCCAATCAACTGCAGGTTACTATATAAACGAGCGTAACGAAGGTTGTTAACAGATCTAAACTCTTGGTGCTGCTTCATCCTGTCGTAAAGATCCCAAACATGGTTATAGACGTTTTCTTCCTCGTCCCACCATTTGTGCTTCGCTTTACGTTTTTCTAAATTCTGATTAACATAAATCGTAGGCGCACCAGTGATTGTGCTACTCATCTAAATCCCCTTTTCGCATTTCAGGGTTAGGCAACCCTACGTAAGGATCAAACATAAGTTCTTCATCTGAAGGAGGGTTGTTCAAAGCCTCTAAATGCTTAATCGCTTCCTCAGATAATGGCTCTTCTTCTTCAGCCATTTTAGCATAAATATCACCGACTCTCGCCTCAATCAGGCCAAACTCTTTCATGATCTCGGCCACATCCCGCAAAGCTTTAGCGCTCATTTTTCCCACCATTCTTTATTGTCGTCTTCTTCCATCAGCTCGGCCTGCTCATCAAACCAAGCATCAATCTTGTCTTCTTCGGTCGGAACCTCTGGCCTTTTTTCATGCCGATATTGGTAACAGTATCTAAAAGCGTAAAGCGTACTGTCGGCTAGATGGTTTTCGCAGCTTGGGTGCTCTAACCGCTTAGGCAGCTTGTCCTTATCCCAAATAAGCCCGCCGTACTCATCTTTCAAAGCCTCAGTATTGGGAAGTAGCTTGATATTTCCCAAAATGAAATCACTGTTCATGATCTCGATAAATTCGGCCTTACCTTGCTTCTCCGCCGCAATCAAAGGGATGGTAAACTTTTGCTTAAGTTCTTCCACCGCTTGCTTGCTTGCGTTATCGATCACTATAGCAACAGGATCATATTTTTTCATAATATGTTTAATCCTGTCAGCCACTTCCGAGATTATCATGCCAGAACGCTTGTAAGTATCGACCACATAACAGCTAGGATCATACTCTCCATAGCCCATTACCGTAAAAGCCGAAGCGTCATTAAAACCAAGATCCACACCTAAAACGTAAGTAAGCGGATCTTTATGCGGAAGCTCTTCAATGTCGTTTCTTCTGTAATCGTATTTGTAGCATAGCGAATCGTGGTCAATTACCCACTCATTTAAGTACATTCGCCGAAAGGCTGGAGTTTCTTCTATTCTGGGATTGGTCTTTTTTAACATTTCCACCTGCTTTGCCCATTTATCTTTCATATATGGGTTTTCGTAGGTGTTCCACTTGTGCAAAGTCCACCCATCTGGTGGATTGTTGCTTACATCATAGAATAACCCCCTGGTGATCTCCGTAGGCGTACCAGTTAGGGCAATCCATCCATCCCAATCAGCCACAGCGGGCAAAAGCATTTCATAAACCATCTGGGTTAGGTCTTGCCGAAATGAACCAGCTTCGTCAATGACACAAGACCGATAAGAACCCCCTAGAAACTTCTCCATCTGGGCAGCGTCGGCATCAGCACCGCCAAGCTTAACCTCGCTCCCATTCGGAAATAAAACCTCAAGCCTAGCCTCATTGAACCTAGCACCAAGGTTTAAATCTGCATTGATCTTCTTGAGAATTGGATTCCACATGATATTTCTTGCTGTACCAAGCGTTAAGCCTATGTACAGTTGGGCGGACCCTGGAAACCTGAGACACTCCTTGAGCTGCTTTTTTGCGATCCCGAAGGATTTTCCCGCTCGTCTCGAACACTGGACCGCTTGCAGCGTGTTATCATCCTTGATAAACGCTGATTGCTTAGGAAATGACGAATCATCGAAGGAAACACCCTTGCTATGCCTTCGCTCAATTTCTTTCCTAAACTCATCTGCTAAAGCTTTCGCGTGTTCCAGATTGAGGAATTTCAAAACTCGCCAAAGCCCTCGGGTTTCTTGCGTTTTGTCTTAGGTTTCACCTCTTCCTCTCTTTCGGGAACCATAGGCACAACCTCAGCCTCTTCCATAGTCTCCCATTCATGACCTTTCGGCATCGTCCAATAAGCTGTATTAGCCAACGAACTAAAAACCGTCTGGCCTGACTTCCTACATTTAATCCTCATGATAGGAATGTCCATCGTTTCACCAGCGGAAGCATTAAGAACAGGAACACGAACAGCACACAAGTTCACCTTGTAAGAGCCTCGATCATCATTGTTCTTAAAAACGTCACCCTCTTTAGGTCCACACTTAGCAGCATAGGCAAGCCGGACTGTTTCGAAATCTTCCATTTATAATTCCTGTTCGTTGATTAACCAATCATCCGCTAATAAACTCTCACAAGATAAATCTACAGGGAATCTTTCTATCTTATCACCAACTCTTTTTACCATTTGCAAATAAGGCTTTGTATTTAGCGAATTTTCATCGGGTGTTTGTAATCTAACATAGCAAGTATCCCTGAATTGCACCCGTTTTACTTCCAGTCCCTTTTTCATTTGTTTTAAAGCCCAACCAAAATCAGTCACTTCGTTTCTCAAATCTTCCATTACAACCTCAACAAAAAATAGGGATCATAGACAAGGTTCCACTTGTCTACAACCTCCGGTAAGCTTCTCCCGTTATGGGTTATTATATTCGGTAAATCATTCCCAATAAACGGCTTCATAAGTGAGCTACCAATTCCAAAGCGCCTATAGGGATGCTTTACATAAATATAATGAACCACAGATATATCACCAGGAGCTAGTTGGTGTACCACATAACCGAAAAGCTGTTCCGAATCTTCTGAATTACAAGCCACCCAGACCGTAGAACATTTAAAGATTTTATCAATTAGCTTAGTCTGATTTTTAAAATAAATCTCTTTTGGAATGCTTGTAGAAACTTCTCTAAAACTTCTAAGCCAAGAGCTATAAACGAACGGCTTATCTGTTTCTTGCATCTGACGAATGTCTAGGGAGGGGCTCATAATATCTCGGAGCAAAAAAAAAGAGTCCGCTTTCGGTTTTCCTCTCCAGTTTAGATCAACCTCCGGTTCTATTTCCCTCGGTTTTTACACCTCGGTTCCTTTTCCCATCGTCACCAAACCTTCGAATGGTTTTCCAGCGAACTTTTCTAAAGTAGCGTAATCGAAAAGCAATGTCAACCTTTCGGCTTACTTATCACCAGCTCTATCAGCGGGGGCCTGTGCTGCATGTGCCGCCGTTTGTGGAGGAGTTGACTGAGCCAACTTAGCTAGAATCTGGCTTACTGCACTGTCCACAACGCCTTTCATGACATCCTTGTGATAAAGACTATCGAGCTGACCAGATTCGCGTGGGAATGTAGCTGCAGCGCTATCGCTTAATACTTTTCCATCTCCAGCCGCTTCCTGCGCATCTACCTCAGAGCCTCGGCGTAAGTGGTTTCCTTGATAAGACTGGCCTACCTGCATTCCACCAGTGAGAAGCTGCATAGCTGCAATCTGTCCTAGTTGCTGAACTTGTACAGCGTTTTGCATAGCCAAAGAGCCGATTTGCTGGCCTTGCTGTAGCGCGGTTTGTGTTACTTGGTTCATCACCGCTTGAACTTCAGGAGTTAATTCCGCCATTGCTTACCTCGTATGATTCATGAATCTTGACATAAAATATTTGCAGTTTATTTGATTAGCCTCAAGTGATTTTGCGAAGACACCCACCGCTGTAGCGTTTTACGGCATTTCGTACAGATAGCCAGGGTGTAAATGCCGCTTTTACGAGCTGACACATGAAAACCAGGGCATGAAGATTCATGTTTCTCTAGGAGTAACGTCCACGACGGTTCCGCTCGTGAGTAATTTATCTGATTTTCCAACGGACTCAGCCTCAATATATTTAATGGCCTCTTTGCCCAATTTTATCAGATCCTCAGTACTCATCTCCTTAACTTTCGAAACATCCGATTTAATCGTGGCCTCTACATTGACCTTAGATTCAAACCTAGCTTCGGTGATATTAAGCTGGGTTAAAAACCTCCAGATCTGGCCGTTAAACTCTTTGTTTCCTAGATTCTGCATGCCTTTGTTTTCGTAAAACATCCGCTGTAGCGCTTTGCCGATCTGCTTCGCTTGTCTAAACTCTGGCTTGTTAATAGCCCAATGGTCTATACATCCCTCGCTGACAAGTATACGACCTGCAAACGATGAAAAAGAATACCCCTGCGACATATGAATCATTAAATGCTTACAGTATTCGGGCTTGTATAGATTCCATCCACCAGGACCCCTCTCGCTAGGGAGCATTTGCATGATGTCCCGCTCTTCTAACGGAATACTCGGGTCAACAGGATGGACAATGAAATCAATGGGCATTTTATCAGGTGGGGGAGTCTTACGCTTAATAGGACCTTTCTTCTTTTTCTTTTTCTTTTTCGTCTCCGACAATTAAAAGCCCCCTCTTAACTTTCTTGTCTATTATGTTCTGTTGCCTCTTGTATTCTGCGCGCTGTTCTAACCAACGCTTAACACCGAATAAATGTTTTATTCTATCCTCAATCGTCAAACCATCATAAACAGCCATACACTGATTAAAATCGGCCTTACTTTCCTTACAAAACCTTCTGAGAAGGTCAGAAACGCGTTTTCTATTGTTGCTTTTTGCCATGGAAATACAAACCTATTTTAATTACTGTTACCGTCACTAGATAGGATGTCATAAACATTAATATGGCCTTCGCCAAAGGAGTTTCAATGAGTTCGCTTAATAAATGCATGATAATCGG